ACGACGCCTTTCATTCAAACTTCCATCCAAAAACTGTATTTCCCATCCCATCAATAGATTTAGTAACACCAACAACAGGAGATAATGCCCCTTCGCCAACTTCTGGTAAGCCAGAATGTTGCACCAAAACACGAAAAACACCTATCGTTTGATTTTGGAAATCTTGACCAATGGCAACTATTTCTGCATCGGGTGGCAAGCCCAATGACTCAAGAAGCAACTTGTAAGAGACTACGACAATACCTTGATTTCTCATTTCTGTGCCCTCCGAATTCGCCACTCCAATGAGGAGTTTATTCACCGTATCCCCACCCAGCCCACCGGCAGCGTACACATTGGCACAGGATTAGCGTAAAACGCTCTCAAAAACGCGTGATGCACATCTGCACCGTCTTCGACCTCATTCCACCACGCTGAGATGATACGCCGCGTCGCGGCAGTCCTGCGCACCCACATTGCGTAAACGTTAAAAATCGGTATTCTTAGATCGCTTATCACATTTTTAGTCTTTTCTCTCTCAGCCTCACTTCCAAAGGTCGTTGCCTCTGGCCCAAAGAGCATCGCAGCGATCTCCCAGGCTGCATATCCTGGCCGCGTTGCCTCGATGCGTGAGAAGCCAACCAACGCCTGCTTCGGCAACAAGACAATTTTCTCCGTCCACCAAAGCAGGTTGCGCTCGAAAAGCAATTCAGGCGCACGTCCAAATTTGACTTTCAAAAGTGGATACCTTTTTCTGAGTGATAGTGTTCGCCTCGGAGCACCGATAGCAAACACACCTGCATTTTTCAGGTTGCCCGCTATGGCCTCTGCCTTATCAAGCCCTGGGATCTCGGCGATGCCTTGCGCGATCCACTTTTCGGCTGTCTGGCGACCGATTTTGATCCAGTCGCCTTTGCTTTTTAGAACTATGCGACCGGCTTCAGGTATTCGTTGTGGTATGATCAGTCTAATGTACATAATGATTGCTGGCGGGAGGTAGTCCAACGAGGTGCTACCCCCCGCGCACAGAAAGGAGAAAACGAAACGCTAAGGCACGATCTCCTGCCAAGCCGTCACCGGCACAGGCGGAAATCGCGGCTCAAAGCCGAAAACGTATAAGCTGTAGGTGTAAGCAGCAACCCCAACCGTTACCTCGACGTTGATCCAGTCGAAATCGTTGGCAACGTTCATCTCCTCGGTTCGGAGTTCGATAGCCACGATGCTGCCAGCACCAGCAGCCACAATCGTAGCAATCGATTTGCCTGCGATGTTCACTGTGCCAGCACCAGCTGCAGTGGTGGCTTCCTCGACATCGACGTCGATCGTGGAGGCACCGGCCGGCTCGCCGACGTGCAGGAGCACGATGATCCGGTGGTAGTTGCCGACGAAGACAAAGCCAGAATTGTGTACACCAACCACGCCGTTTGCGGCCTGCGGCGAGATGTTTGCGAGTGGTTCAAACCACTCGGTGAATCTTTGTGTATAACTCATTTTATCTACTCCTCTAGGTCGCCACGTCGCCGAGAATGACAAACGGGCTAACGTCGGTCACGCCATCGGCCAGGCGGATTGGCTGAGAAAGCGCCGGTTGGCCATCGATGCGATGGACAGCGCGCCAGGATGTGATGTCATGGCGAAAACGGAAGATGTTGGTGCTATCGATGGTTATTTGTTGGCGATCCCCGATGTAATAATCGGGCCAGTTCGCCAATAAAATATCTCCTTGGATACCCAACAACGGAAGCTTTTCTGTGTAGAAGATGGGGAAGCCCATCAGCGTCGCAGGCATTCCCTCCCGCGCGTTCGGAATGAAGATGTAGGAAGGATTGAGCGCAGGGCCATTTAGTTGCAATAGCGTCGCCAGCGCGCTTCTGGCGATGTGCCACACCGGCTGACTGCCGATGTGATGCATCAACATGCGCATGATGTCGGAAACGCCGATGGTTCCTGCCACAGCACGCGGCTCGATGTGAGTTGCACCCGCGTTCAGGACACCAAGAGGCTGCCCTGCACCAGTGCCGCGTAGGAAAGTCCATTCCTCTTCCCAGCGGATCGCGCCGCCGAAAAGCCGCGTTATGAGAGTCGCCAAAGCGATAGCCGAATCGTCCAGAAGCTCATCACTCAATTCGGTATAGCATACGAGTTTATGAGCAACGAGGTCAATCTGCCGGAATTCTGGCTCGGTCTCGGCTTTTTGCGTCGCTTCCTCAGTCCAACTCGCTATGACGCCACCATATTGCCGCGTCGATCCCGCCGCTGTGCCAGTTTGATCTAACGCCGGAACGAGGATTTGCCGACGCCGCATGGGGATGATAGTCGCCCGCTGCCGGATCGGGTTGTCCTCATATTCAGTGCTCAGAAGCTCGGCACGAAATTCAACGGGTACGAGAAAGCCACCCGATGCGCCGACATTTTCCACCAGCACTTTGGTTTCAGGTGAAGCTTGACCGGCTTTGTGCAACCATTCGACGCGCTCCTCTTTGTCGTCAGCATCAGCCGGTCGACTCTTGAGATGGCTCATTCGCAACCGCCCGGTTGCCATAGCGGTGTGGATCAGATCAGGCCGAGTCAGATGCACTTTCTGCAACCATTGACCGAGAGTAGCAAAGTTTCCGTCACGCTGTTGGATCGCCTGCCGTGCCTTGTCTTTCTCAGCGCCTTCGATCAGTTTCAGGTCGAGAACAGCCGATTTGAGTTCGACAAGTTTGTCGGCCTGGCTCTTCAGAGCACAAGCCGCCTCGAATTTTTCTTTTGCCGTAGCCTTGTCCTCGGCGCTCGCCTCGGTATTTTCCCAAATTGCTTGGGCCTCACCGAACAGCACCACAGACTTGGCACGCATTTCTTTGTAATCCACTTTAACCTCCAAGTTCTTGCAAATGTCTCCTAACTTTCTTTAGCATTTCCTCAGAGGTGGGTGCATCTTGTTGCGGCCCGGCCTGTTTTTGGTCGTGCTTATCTGGCGCGGCCTGTTCGACAGGTGCGCTTTGTCCAACTGGGATAAAGGCCATCGTGACCTCTAACCAACTTGATTGATTCGAGAAATTTATATCGTTACCTTCGTCAATAGTGTAGCTAATTTTCCACAATCGTCTGCCATGTATACCTATTTGCTCGACGATTAAAAATTCATCCCACGCCTGTTTTACCCAATATACGTTGGACGTGCCATGATTTGGATTGTGGGTATCGGGAAATTGCGCATAGAACGCCATGCAAACATCTTCTGCACGCTGATTGAGATTAATAGCCTTATTCTCCACAGGCCTTGCCGAAACTTTGTCCCACGGTGGCACGATGCTGTCATCGTCGAACTCACGCCGCATCTTAGTATAATACGTCGTCATTCTAGAGCGCACGCCGTCCTTGTCTGACGATGGAATGTCAGTCGCATCGAGGCGCTGCGCACCTGCAAAAATGCCGCGAGGTATAGCAGTCAACTTACCATCGATCACGTCTGCGAATGGCAATTTGTAGCTGCCAAAATTGTCAGATGCATCGCCGTCAAACCAAAAGAATGCTTTGCGGTAAGCAACACTTGGTTCTTCCTCTGAGCCAGTGAAGGCCCGCACGCGCCCACGCGCCTGAGATGCCGACCATGCGCGCGCACGAGGTGCCAGCGGTAAATTGGTTGCGCCCGAAACGCCTTTGTCGTCTTTCGCGCTCAGCGTTGTCGTCGCCGTATTCATAGCAAAAAGTACCGGCGAAATCTCGTAGAGTTTCACAGTGCGCAAGTTTCTGACACTGATTTCTTTGCCATCTTTGACCACGGTTGAAAAATCGGTGTCCAAAGCATCGTAACCGAAGCTCCATTTGGTGATAGCCTTCTCACGCAATCTGATAAATACGCCTTTACCTTCCGGCGTGTCCATTAGCATTTGAATACTGGCAAATGCGCCGCCTGTCGTATCAGGATGCGTCGCCAGAAGCTCGGCTGGTAGCTCCTCACGACTCACTTCCTTGAAAAACAGAGGCTTGCCGATAGCGCGCATCACGCTATCGGTCTGGTGATTGTCGAGCACGAGCACCTCCAAGCCGCGTTCTGCAAATGTTTTCGTAAAACTGCCTGGATGCAGCACGTCCGCGCCGTCGTCCACGTTGCCAAAAACCGCAAAGACCGCCTCGATGATGCCTTGTTCCGCATCGGCTTTGGTGATGTATCCTGAAAAAGTTTTGCGTTCCATCTGGTTTTCTGTCATTTTGTCATCGTCCTTGTTTGCCTCACGCCACATGTTGTTGCAGATCGCCACGGCCTGGTCT